CAGAGGTATTACTACCTAAAGGATTAGACTATGGAAATGGAATTAGGTACAGTAGCTAAACGCTACAGCCAATTGGAAGGTGAACGTGATACCTTTCTTGAACGAGGGCGAGAGGCAGCTAGACTAACTATCCCTACTCTGTTACCAGAGGAAGGACACAGTTCGTCCTCAACTTATGCTACACCCTACCAAGGTATTGGTGCTAGGGGTGTAAACAATCTAGCCTCTAAATTATTGATGGCTCTCCTGCCACCTAACACACCCTTCTTTCGTCTGACCATTGATGACTTTGACTTGCAGGAACTTGCAGGTGACAATCGTGGACAGGTAGAGGAAGGGTTAGCACGTATTGAACGTGCAGCATTGGCAGAGATAGAGGGTAAAGCAGTTCGTGTTCCTGTGTTTGAAGCACTAAAGCTTCTGATTGTATCAGGTAATGCGCTTTTATTTAAAGACCCTAAGGGACAGATGCGTGTATATCGTCCTGATCGTTTCGTTATTAAACGTGACATGATGGGGAACGTGCTAGAAATTATTACAAAAGAATCAGTAGCGGGTATTATGTTACCAGAGGCAGCACAAGCTGTCATTACAGCAGGTGATACCCCAATGAAGAACCACCACCTGTATACCAAGGTTTGCCGTACTAAAAAAGGATGGGAAACTGAACAAGAGGTAGCAGGTATATCCATTGAGGAGTCCAAGGGTACTTATAAAGTAGACCGCAATCCCTTTATACCACTACGGTTCATCCGTATTGATGGTGAGGACTATGGGCGTGGCTTCATTGAAGAATACTTAGGAGACTTACGTAGCCTTGAAGCACTAACTAAGGCTATTGTTGAGGGTAGTGCTGCATCAGCAAAGCTACTATTCTTGGTACGTCCTAATGGTACAACCAAGACTAGTCAGCTATCCAAAGCACCTAACGGTGCGTTTGTAACTGGTGATGCTAACGATGTCTCAGCTATGCAAGTACAGAAGTCAGGTGATTTCCGTGTTGCATTAGAAACTATGCGTATGATTAACGACAGACTGGCTGCGGCCTTCCTGTTGAACAGTGCTGTACAGCGTAATGCTGAACGTGTCACAGCCGAAGAAGTACGCTTTATGGCACAAGAACTAGAGACTGCGCTTGGGGGCGTGTACTCAGTTCTATCACAAGAGTTTCAGTTGCCTATGATTAACTTGCTGTTGACCTCATTGGAGACACAGGGCAAGATGCCTAAGATGCCAAGGGACAGTGTTAAACCTACTGTCGTAACTGGTATTGAGGCACTAGGCCGTGGGCAAGACCTTAACAAACTTGCCGCTTTCTTACAGTATCTTCAGCCACTTGGTCCTGAAGTTATCCAAAGTGAGATGAACCTTGGTGATTACATAGACAGACTTGCAGCATCTCTTGGCATTGATACGTCAGGACTTATTAAATCAGACGAACAGAAGCAACAAGAACAGATGATGCAGCAGCAAATGATGCAACAACAAATGTTAGAACAAACAGCAGCAGGTATGGCACAGGGTGCTGCACCACAGCTAGCTAAAGGCGCAGTAGAAACGGAGTAACACATGGCAGATGCCGTAAACACTTATCAAGAAGAACCAGCAGAGTCACAAGAACATGTTGACGCTATGCTGGCTAAGGTTGAGGGTACTCAAACAGACCCTGAACGTCCAGAATGGTTGCCTGAAAAGTTCAAATCACCAGAGGATATGGCTAAAGCCTACTCTGCACTAGAAGGTAAACTAGGTAGTAATTCAGAAGCTGAGGCTCAACAAGAAGCAGACAGTCAGACAGAAGATGTTAGTCAGACAGCAAACGAGGTTTCTGAGTTACTTGATGAAAGAGGACTAGACTTTGAAGTATTCCAACAGGAATATGCAGAGAACGGTACTCTATCAGAAGAAGCATACCAAGCCCTAGAGGAAGCTGGCTTTCCAGAAGCTATGGTTGACTCATGGATTGAAGGTCAGAACGCTGTTGCGGCTCAGATGACTTCTGATATGCAGTCCCTTGTTGGGGGTGCTGAGGAATATTCTGCTATGGTACAGTGGGCAGCAGACAATCTTCCTGAGGCAGAGGTTGATGCTTTTAATGCTACAATGGAAACGCAAGATGCAAACTTAATTCAGTTTGCCATCCAAGGTCTAAGCGCAAGGTATCGAACTAATGCGGAACCTTCCCTACTTCAAGGTGGGACAGGTGAAGTGTCAGGTGGGAAGTTCAATAGCAATGCAGAATTAACTGCTGCTATGCGTGACCCCAAATACGCGCAAGACCCTGCCTACAGGCAAGCAGTCGCTGATAAGTTGGCTCGTTCTAGCCTGTTCTAACATTGTTGCATGGGGTTGGGGGAGAAATCCCCCTTCCTTCTAGTTACATTACGGTGTGCCTAGAAGGGATCACATCCCAAGACCTTACAGGAATGTGCAATCCGCACTGTAGGGTGTAGAAAGGATTGTTAACTCTAACTAACACGAAGCTAACATAACAAACGATTACCCCTGACCCCTTGCGAGGGACAATCTTGGAGAAAGGATGTAGTGTAATGCAGAGTGTACTTAACTCAACATTATACTCACTAAGGAGTAATTACAAATGGCACAAGCTGCTTCAAATCCGGCCTATAGCGTAAGCTTCCAAGGCCAGAATAACAATACAGGTGACGTACGTGACCTATTTCTCAAGCTGTATGCTGGCGAAGTCCTAACAGCCTTTGAGGAAAAGAAAGTCCTTATGGACAAAGTACGCACTCGTACAATCTCAAAAGGTAAGTCTGCATCATTTCCAATGACAGGCCGTGCATCTGCTGAATACTTGACCCCCGGAAACGAAATTACTGGTGGACAAGTACGTGCAGGTGAACGCATCGTCACAATTGATGACTTGCTGATCTCAAGCCAGTTCATTGCTAACATTGATGAAGCCATCAACCACTACGATGTACGTTCAATCTACTCAAAGGAAGCTGGTATCGCACTAGCTAACGAGGCAGACAAGAACGTAGCACGTATGTTGACCAAGGCTGCATTGGCAACTAACGCAACACGTGCTGCTGGTCTTGTTCAAGACTACAAAGCTTTTACCGAAGAAGACTTTACAGATAACGTCAACATTGGTACAGCTACTGCTGACTCAACAGATGCTGCCAAGCTTGCTAAAGCTATCTTTGACGCACGTAAAGAGATGGAAATCAAGAACGTACCTACTGATGGTGCTGTTGTTGTACTTGCACCAGATCAGTACTACGCCCTCTTGGACGTAACTGATGGTAACAAGCTTGTCTACATGAACAAAGACTTTGGTGGTGCTGGTTCAATTGCATCAGGCACAGTACCTTCAATTGCTGGTATGCCTGTCATCATGTCAAACCACGCCAAAGTATCTAACCTGTATGTGAACTTCACCACAGGCGATGCTAACGAAGGTAAGACATCTGATAATGCACCACTAGCAAACACTGCTGGTTCTGGACGCACAACACACTATGACCTACCGACTGCTGCTGTAGACGGTGCTGACATGGTGGCTCTTGCTTCTAAGTTCCGTGGCTTTGTCTTCACACCAGACGCTGTTGCTACTGTCAAGCTTCTTGACCTTGGCATGGAGTCTGAGTACCAAATTAATCGTCAAGGCACACTGATGGTTGCTAAGTACGCAATGGGACACAACGTCCTGCGTCCAGCAGCCTGTATCGGTCTGTCTGAGGTTTAATAAACTTGGGGGTAGCTTAACGGCTACTCCCTTTTTTTATTGGATGGTGTTATGAAAAAGCTAAAGATTAAGAAGTCACGTGTGAACGAGGCAGGTAACTACACCAAACCTACTATGCGTAAGCGTATGTTCAACGCTATTAAGTCTGGAACTAAGGGTGGTAATGCAGGTCAGTGGTCTGCACGTAAGGCTCAACTACTAGCTTCTCGTTATAAGAAAGCTGGTGGGGGTTATACATCGTGAAGAAACCTCAGCAAAGCCTCAAGAAATGGACAAAGCAAAAGTGGCGTACTAAGTCTGGTAAACCATCAGGCAAGACAGGTGAACGCTACCTACCAGAGAAAGCTATTAAGTCGTTGTCTGCGTCAGAGTACGCTGCCACTACTAAAGCAAAGCGTGAAGGCTCTCGCAAAGGTAAACAGTTTGTCCGTCAACCTCTAAAGATTGCTAAGAAGACAGCACAGTATAGGAAATAGATATGCCGAATGTAGCAGGTAAAGAATATAAGTATACTAAAAAGGGTATGGCACAGGCTAAGGCTGCGGCTAAGAAGACTGGTGCTACCATAAAATATAAGAAGAAGAAATGATATGGCTATTACACACGCAGGTGAAACCTTCCAAGGACTACGTATACCAAAGCGTTCTCCTAAAGGTAAGAAATCACATGCTGTACTGGTAGGCACAAAAGAGAAACCAAAAGTTATTAGGTTTGGTGAACGAGGTGCTAAAACAAACCAGTCAGCCAAACAACGTAAAGCTTTCAAAAGCAGACACGCAAAGAACATAGCCAAAGGACCGTCAAGCGCAGCTTATTGGGCTAATAAGGTTAAGTGGAAAGCATAGGTAAACGACATGGCAGGAACAACTAAACTAGATGCAGTCAACACAATGCTTTCTGCCATTGGCGAAGCACCAGTTAGTAGTCTCTCCTCTGGCTTGATTGAAGCAGAGATTGCAGAGACTATCCTTGACACAGTTGACAGAGAAGTACAGTCTATGGGCTGGCACTTTAACACAGAATTAAACAAAAGTTTTGCCCAAGATACTAATGGTCAGATAATCTTACCTGCTGATATTCTTAAAGCAGATGCTACCCTAGTAGCTAACAGCCCTGACCTAGTACAACGTGGCTTAAAAATGTATGACAGAAAGAACCACACGTTTAACATTGGTGTAAATGTAGGACTTGATGTAGTGGTTCAATTAGAATTTAATGATGTACCTGAGGTAGCAAAGAGGTACATGGTATTACGTGCTACACGTATCTTCCAAGATCGTGTGGTAGGTTCAGCTACCCTACATGATTTCCATGAGAAGGACGAAAACCGTGCCTTAATGGAACTAAGAGAATTTGACAAATCTGCTGACGATGATAACATCTTTGATAACTATGATACATACAGCATCATTGACAGGCAGGGACGGAGAACAATGTAATGGCACTAATTAGTCAATCCATTCCTAACCTAATTAACGGAGTATCGCAGCAGCCACCTTCCCTACGCTTGTCTACTCAGGCAGAGGTACAGGAAAACGGATTGTCTAGTGTTGTCTCTGGACTATCTAAACGTCCACCTACACAACACATAGCAGACTTAGGTGTTATTAGTAACCTAGACAAAGCTTTTATCCACACTATTCGTAGAGATGAGAATGAACTGTACTCTATGGTGGTAGATACAGCAGGAACTATCCGTGTGTTTGACAAGGACGGTACAGCTAGGACAGTTACTAACAACGCTGCTTCTTACTTAGCAGGGCTAACAGACCCTAGTAAGGAACTGTCTGCTGTTTCTATTGCTGACACAACATTCATTCTAAATAAGAACAAAGTAGTTGCTAAAGATACTACAACTAGTCCATCACGTGGACCAGAAGCACTGGTATATGTTAAACAGGCTGACTATTCTTCTACATATCGGCTAAAGCTTACTAAGGGTAGTAACAGTGGTACGATTGAGTTTGCTACAAAATCATCTACACAAGCTAGTACATCAGCTACACAGAACGCAGAACGTGGTGCATCAACAGATTTAATTGCTAGGAACTTAGTTAGGTTTAGTAGTAGTAATGTACAAACTGCGTATTATGATGACATCACAAATAGTGGTGCTGTATCAGGATTGACTGTCACACGCTACGGCTCAGTGTTACACATCCAGTCTACTGATACTACAGACTTTCAAGTAGAAGTAGGTGACTCACACGGCGGTGAACACTTACTTGTGTTCAAGGATGAGACACCTGACTTTAAGAAGTTACCTGTTGAGGGACCAAATGACTTCCTTATTAAAGTAGCTGGTGATAACCAGAAGGCACAGGATGATTTCTATGTTAAGTTTTCTGACGGTGTGTGGAAAGAAACAGTAGCTGAAAATGTCTTGATTGATATTGATGCTTCAACCATGCCACACAAACTTACTAAGCAAGCCAATGGTACGTTTATATTTGATGAGGTAGTCTATGAGTCACGCAAAGTAGGTGATGATGCTACTAACGACTTTCCATCCTTCATAGGCTTTACACTAGCTGACATCTTCTTTCATAGAAATAGACTAGGTGTACTAGCAGATGAGAATGTTATCTTTAGTAGGGCAGGTGAGTTTGTAAACTTTGACTTCTTCCGTAAGTCTACCCTAACAACAGTTGACAGCGATCCGATTGATGTAGCAGTTTCCTCTAACAAGGTGAACATACTTAAACACGCTGTACCATTTAACAACACACTATTGCTGTTCTCTGAACTAACACAGTTCAAGGTAACGGCTGATCCTATCCTAACCCCTGAAACAATTAACGTATCTAGTACCACAGAGTTTGAGGCTTCACTGAGAGCCAAGCCAGCAGCCGCTGGTAGATTTGTGTACTTTGCTACTAAGCGTGGTGCGTGGTCAGGTATGTGGGAGTATTACGTTGATTCTGACACTGATACTAATGACGCTGCTGAAACTACGTCACACGTACCAGAGTATCTTGATGGTGAGATTAAAAAGATTGAGGCATCGTCTAACGAGGACATGATCCTTGTACAGACTACAGGTGAAACTAAGTCAGTCTATGTCTACAGGTACTACTGGAAAGGTAGAGAGAAGCTACAGGCTTCTTGGTCTAAGTGGACGTTTGGTGATGATGTACTGTCCATGGCCTTTAACTTGGCTGACATTATGATACTTGTTAAACGTGGTAGTAACTTGTTCCTAGAAAAGATTAACCTATCAGTAGATGATGCTACTCAGTATACTACAGGTCAGTTCCCTATTATGTTGGACAGGCGTGTACAGTTAGAAACAAGCGGTCTTACTACTGTACCCTATACAGATAGTAACTTGACTTACATTAACCAACGTGGTAAAGTAATTGCAGTTGGTGATGTAGCAGCTTTGCTTAGTGCATCAGAGGTAGTCTATGCAGGTATACCCTACACATTTAAATACCAGTTCTCAGAGCCAGTACTTAAACAAGATAACAGTCCTATCACAACAGGACACTTACAGCTTAGAAACTATGCAGTTGTTTACAATGACACAGGTTTCTTTGACGTTAAGGTAACACCTCTTAAACGTGCTACTTATACTCGTAGCTTCACAGGACGTATTGTTGGTGCTTCTACTAACATCCTAAACCAAGCAGCTATTGACTCTGGCACTTATCGCTTTGGTGTTGTTGGTAAAGCTGGTGATGTTGATGTTGTATTAGAAAGCAGCAGTCACTTCCCTTGTGTATTCCAATCAGCAGAGTATGAAGCCTTCTTTAATCTACGTTCACGGAGAATGTAATGAAAGTCCATGTGAGAGATAGTATCCAGTCTGATGTAGACTACCTAGCTTCTAACCTTAGAGAAGAAGACAGGCTAGAGGTGTTATCCTCACATGGCGATGTTAAACAAGGACTACAAGATGGTTTTGATTACTCTGAGGAGTGTTACACTATCATAGTAACAGATACAAACGAGATTGCAGGTATGTATGGTCTGTGTGAGATGGATGACATGGTAGCAACGCCTTGGCTACTTACTAGCCCAGCAATACATAAAGTATGGCTACCATTTCTACGTCAATCTAAACAGTGGGTAGCAGACGCTAACCTAAAATACCCTGTACTTACCAACGCCTGTGATGAACGATACCATGTAGCTTTGAAATGGTTAAGGTTCGTAGGGTTTACTTTTATTAAACGCCATGAAACGTATGGCGAAGGGGATAAACCCTTCTTAGAATTTGTGAGGATATAAAATGGACCCATTTACCATGATGTTGATTGGTGGTTCGGCACTTGCTGACTTTGATCAGGCTGGTGCAGAGGCTGTTCAGGCTGAAAGAAAGTACCAACAAAACCGTGTTAGTGCTGCAGCAGCAAGAGACTTGAAAATACAATCTCTCAATGCTCGTATGATACAAGAAGGTGAAGCAGCAGCCTCTCAGAAACAACAACTAGGTATAGCTGCTTTAAAGAAGGCAGAAAGAGCCAAGGTAGCTGCAGGTGAAGCAGGTATAGCAGGTAGAGGGGTTGATACCCTAGTAAATGAATTTGAAACTGCTCGTTTACGAGGAGTAAGTACAGTAAATGCACAGACCAAAGCATTACGTAATCAAATTGAGATGGAAAAGATGGGTATCAGTGCTGAGGCTATAAATAGGATTAACTCCTTGCCACGTGGACAACAGCCTAACTTTTTAGCTTATGCTGTCAAAGCTGGCGCACAAATGTATGCTGCGGAAGCATCACTACAACCTGATTTAACAGGATTGGACACGAACCTCCCATCAGTAAATTCTGGTTCTAATTACTTTGGTCAAAATGAAGCTATTGTTTTATAGGAGTAACACATGGCAAGACAACGAGTACAGGTAGCTCCTTTAGAGGCTCCTACTACTGTAAGACCAGTTGCTTCTCCAGTAGATACATATATAAGACCAGCGCAGGAACCTAAAGCAAAGAGTGGTCTATCAGAATTTATCTCAGCTATAACTCCTGCATTGAAAGCAGAAGCCCAAAAAGAAATAGATGCTAGACAAAAGCAGAATGAAAAGATTGAAGCAGGTATAGCATCAAGAGAAGCCTTCCAGTCTAAGCTAGCTAGGGCAGAACTAATCAGTGAAGCTGCTAGTGGTTTTGAAAATAACAAAGAATATTATCTTGAAGCTGGCAGAGATCAAATCGCCGCTGATAGAAAGAAGTATATTACAGATTACGTAACAGACCTTGAGGCTGCTGGTACACATCCTAATATTATAGCAGAGATTAAAAATGATTTTGAGCTTTCTACTGCTAAGTTTTTCTTAGACCCTAAGAATGGATATAATGTACAAAAATCAGCTTATGATCTAAACAAAAGAGATGAGCAAGTTTTTCAACAAGTCTTTAAAATAGACGATGATCCTAATATTGATAGAGAAACAAAGACTGCAGAAATTGCAGACATAATGGAAAGCTACATCAAGTTACGTGGTAACCCCAAAGAGTTTTTTGATAAGTTTATTCCTCTTGAGGTAACTCGCTCTAAGTCACGTGGTCAGACCTCTGTTTACGATTATCTTAATAGTGACCTATCTAAGAATAGACTACGTGTGTCTAATTATCTTGATAGTAATGAGGCAATTAAGGCAAATCAAGCTTCCTTAAACAAAGCTCAAAAGACTGCTAATAAACCTATTATTAAAGAAGCTGTTGTAAATAAACTAGTAGCTGATTCCATAACTACAAGCAACCCAGCAGGGGCAAAGGTAGGAGAAAAAGTCACAGCATCAGATGGTGCAGGTGGATCATTTGAATTCACTGTTACTAAGGAGATGGCAGCAAAAGCAGCAGATAAACAGTTCTTCCTAGCTGACCAAGCTTTAAGAGATGAAGTAGAATCCCTTAGTATAGCTAAATCTCAAGGACGACATGATCCAGCTACGTTTGACACTGTAATGGAGACACTTAACCAACAACGTGTTGATTTAGAAGCTCGTTTCTTTAATACACATTATAATCCACATGAGATAGTACCAGCTAGGTATAAGTTACCTATCACTGCAGGACTACCTTTTTTACAGGGTGGAGATGTGAGCGAAGGTAGTCAAGGACTAGCTGCTTTAGATAGTGGACTAAAAGCCATTAGAGACTTTAAGTCTATGGGTGGTAGTATGTCTACCTTGAAGCTTTCTAAAGAACAAGAGTTTAAAGTAAATTCTCTAAATGCTTTGCTAGAATCTGGTAGAGAACTAAGGGACATTGCTCCTTTTGCAGCTAAACCTATTCCATCAGATTTTGGTAACATAGAAAGCTTAGTTACTGAGGAAAGAGTTAAAGATACGATTGATACAGGTGTTTTTGATTTTGCTAATATAGATGAAGCTCAGATTGGATACCCCTCGTTATTGATGGATGTTCAGAAGCAAGCTAAAGCTATTATGTTTATGTCAGAAGTACCTATGTCAGCAGAAGAAGCTGTTGCCCTAGCTATACCACAAGTTAGAGATAATTACCTTACACTTAGAACCAGCCAATGGGACGCATTTGCTCTTGGTGATCCTAGACATTTCTCAGTGGTTAAGAAAGTAAATGGACAAATTAACTCAGAGGCTAACGAGAAGACTCTTGATGATATACTTACACGCACGTTTGATAATGAACGTGTAAAAGAAATCATAGAACCTCGTTTAGCAGCTATCGGATCGTCTACTACAGGCATCTTTGATCCTGACATGGCTTTTGCTTGGCAGCAAGACTCACGCAATGCTAACATGTTAAATCTTATGGCATACGCAGAGGGTGACTACAGCCGCATGGTGCGAGTAGGAACTGTTAATCTACAGACTTTAACATCAACTAGTTCACTAGCGTTTGCTAACGAGTTAGCTGACGAATTAAATAAAAATGTAGAGCAAGCTGATACAACAGAACTGATGGCTGAAGAAGCACAAAGACTTGCAGCAGAATCCGGTATGGCTATTGCTGCACAGGATATGTCTGGTGGAACTAGTGATATTATGGATACAATAAATCAGGCTCAGGCATTTGCTGCATCTCAAGCTGTTTCACCAACACAAGAGGTGGAGCCTGAAGAAACTGAAAGCATGTTCTCTAGTATTGTAGATTCCGTCAGTTCTTTATTCACAGGTGATGAAGCACAAGCGGCTACACTACCTAGTGAAACAGTACCTAGCGAAACCACTAGAACAGTATTTACAGACCAAACAGGAAAAGTAGCAGACATGACAGGTAACACCGTTGCAGAAAAAGCAGGTAATCTAATTAAGACCCAAGAGGGATTTAAGCCTAACCCTTACAAGGATGGTAAAGATCGTTCAGTAGGTTACGGTTTCTATTTACCTGCACTAGAGCCTGATGAACTAGCTTTAATTGCTGATGTAGAAAACATTACACAAGAAGAAGCTGACGCAGTTATGGAACTGAAGACTAGGAAGATTAGTACCTTCTTAGCTGATGAGATTACTAACTTTGAATCACTACCTGAGGAAACTCAACTAGGTGTCATAAGTATGGCTTATCAATTAGGTGCGCCTAATCTTCCATCTAGCTGGCCTAGCTTTATGAAGGCTATCAAGGAAGCTGCTTCTGCACCTGAGGGTTCAGCAGAACAAACAGCAGCCTTAGAAGAAGCAGCGTTCAACATGCTTTACAATCGTAAGGCAGATGGTTCTACTACTAAAACAAAGTGGTATCAACAGACACCTAACCGTGCGGAAGAAATGGCTGCGGCTGTAAAAGGTTAATCATAGGAATGTATTATGGCTGATGACAATCAAGAGTTCTTAAAAAGTTTAGGGTTTAACACTAGCGTAGCTTCCCCTAAAGTAGACTTTGTTAGTGACTACACTATGTACAAAGCACAGAAGGAAGCAGAAGAAGAAGTAGCAGACTTAGGCTTTTGGGACTTAGTAGGTAAACGTCAAGCCACTCAGGGTACATTTATGAATGTTATGGGTGAGATTGATCGCCCTGATTCAGCAGGTGCTACTGTACTAACCTCACAGGATGTAACCAATCTGACAGAGGGCTTCACTGATAGAAACGCTATTGAGCGTATTCTTGAGGAAGCTTCTGACAATGGCATTGAACGTGCAAGATACCTAGCCAATGAATTTAAAAGGACTGAGGAAGCCAACAGGCTCCTTGGTCTGGCTGGTGTTAAGGGCATAGCTGCACAAGCTGTGTCTGATGTATTTGATCCTGCTGATATAGCAGTTATGATAGGTAGTGGTGCTGCTTTATCTTGGGCTGGTCCTCTAGGGGCTGGTTTGGGAGCAACTGCTGCTAAGACAGTTAGTTTGCTTAGTAAGTTCCGTAAAGGAAAGAACTATGCAGCTTTGTTTGGTGGTGTTACAGCGGCAGAGACATTGGCACTTGAGCGTCTAAGACAGCAGAGTAACTACGAAACTACTAACGAAGACTTACTGCTTATGTCAGCTATTAGTGGTACTGTTGGTGCTGGTATTGGTGGTTTTATTAACCAGAGTGCCAAGCGTTTAGCTATCCAAACAGCACGGCGTAAGTTTGTGGATGAGGAAGACCTTACTACTGATGAACTAAACCTTATCTTTAGTAACAGCGATGAAGTACTTGGTCCAAAGTATGTGCAAGAAGCTTTAGCACGTGATGATTTTAAAACTCGTTCTGACATAACCAGTGGAACAGAGGCTGATGCTAGAACTTTTGAACAGCTTACTCCTGAACAACAAGCTGAGGTAGCAGTAGCACGTGGTGGCTTTCAAAAATCACGTGGTTTGATTTCTGCTATGGCTAATCTTTCAGGTAAGGAGACTGTGGCTGAGGCACGTTTCTTAGGTTCTAAGTTAGGAACAGCGTTTGCTGGGTTCTTACCTAATGCAGACGGTAGTGTAAATGTAGCTAAAGCAGGTGCGTTAGAAGCACGTGACTTTATGCAAGCACGTTTTCGTGGTTTACCTGCCCCTGCTATTGAAAGAGCCGTTAAGCAGTATAAAAAACGTGTACGTAAAGAAGGTATACTAGATAACAGAGAGAATGATCTATTTGAAGAAGCTTATGATGCTTTACGTTTTAACAAACGAGTAAGTCCAGAAGCTCAGATGATAGCAGACGCTATGCGTCCTAACATTGAGGCTTTGGGTAAGCAAGCTGTAGAAGCAAACGCAGCAGGTTTCTTTCCTGATACCCTATTGAACATAAAAGACTATGGCCTACCTCGCTTACGAAGTCAAGTTAAGATTGGTAAGCTAGAAGATATGTTAGACGCAGATAACCCTGTATTTGATGAGTTAGCTGAAGCTGCCATTCGTAGGGGACAACCTGAGATTGAACGGAAAGTAGCTGCTAAGTTATCTGCTAAGAAGGGCAAAGCAGCTACTAAGCAAGAAATTGATACATTTATTAAGCGTTTGGCTTCTGGCTACATGACAAAGTTTAGAGACTTTGAAGGTAAACTTGGCATGAAGATGGGTAGCAATGACTTAGATGTAGATGACTTTAAGGAGATGCTACGGCAAGCTGGTGTACCTGAAGACGAACTTGATTTTATTACTGAGCTTGTACTTCATAAGGGTAAGGATGTAAAAGGCATTGGACGAGCAAAACCTCGTATGGTACTTGATGAAGATGCTAGTGTAGATGTAACAATTCGTAATGGACCTCGTAAGGGTGAAATTATGACACTAAAGTTTTCTGACCTAGTAGAAAAGAATGTACAGAACATTTATGATACCTTTGTCTTTCAGATGTCAGGTGCTATTGCTTTAGCGCAACGAGGTATTGACACTAATGACATTGGGTCTACCTTTACTACTCAGTTAAACAAGGCTATGAACGCTGGTGCTACTGAACAGAACAAACGTGGTCTTGAGTATATGTATGATATGGTCAAGGGTACACACATCTATCGTTCTGATATAGGTGCTACAGGTCTTAGAATGATGAACAGAGCTAGGGAAATTAGTTACAGTGTAAGCATGGGTATGGCTGGTATGGCGGCTCTTATGGAGCTTCCTATGGTCATGGTTCCTAACTCTATTGAGATACTTACAAAGACTATGCCTCGCTACAAGCAACTTCTACGTGATGCACGTAACGGTGAAATTAAAGATAGTCTAGGTAGAGAGATGGCAGCAGCAACTGGTGTTGGCTCAGATGGCCTAGTATCTAAGTTTACTCGCGCACAAAGTAGATTTGAAGGAGAAATCTTTGAGTCACGAAAGACTGCTGGACAGTTCACGCAGTTAGACGAAGTGTTGGGCAAGAGTAGGGTATTTGTCTCTATGATGTCTGGTTTGACTGGTGTTACTGATATGCTACGAAGAATGGCAACTCTTAACTACGCAGTGACATGGGAAGTAGCAGCACGTAAGGGTGATATGCCTTTCTCAGATATTAAGTTAGAACAACTTGGTATCACTAAGGAAATGGCGTTGAACATCAATAAGCAGATTGTTAAACATGCTACATATTTGGATAAAAATAAGAAAACACTGGACGCTGTAAACCTTGATAGGTGGACAGATAGAACAGCCGCTGATATATTTGCTATGTCAGCACGTAGGGATGCTACAACTAGTGTACAAGAAATGAACGCTGGATCAGTTAATACTTGGCTACGTAGTCCTATTGGTATGACTGTGTTTCAGTTTCTGTCGTTCCCCTTAGCCTCATTAGAGCAACAGGCAGTACGCATGGGTGTTCGGGCAGCTAATGGAGATTCAGCAGAAGTAGCACGTACTCTGCTTGTTACAACCTTCATGGGTAGTATGATGTATTACAGTCGTTCTTGGATGAACTCTATTGGACGTAGTGATCAAGCAGACTATATGAAAGAAAGAGTAAAAGCTGGTAACTGGCTTGTAGGTACTATGAACCAAGTTGGTCCTGCTTCTTTGTTCAGTTATCTTTACCAAGTAGCTACTGGTACTATGGATGGAACAACAAGGGCAATCACCCCTGCTTCTGTATCTATGGGACTAGGCGTATCTAAAGGTCTAAAGGATTTGTTTGCATCCATTGGCCCTGACACTGAATTATCTGAGGGTCAACTTAGGAGTATGCTAAGAGTTTTACCCTTTTCTTCTCTTTACGGAGCTAGACAAATCTTAAACTCCATAGCATCACTAAAAGAAAACTAAATAGGAAAACAAATGCCACTATCATATGAAAACTATACAGGGGATAACACTACCACACAGTTCTCTATCCCCTTTACCTATCAAGCAGAATCTGAAATAAGTGTAACAGTAGATGGTGTGGCTGAGACAGGTTTAACTTTTCCTTCTAGTTCTACTGTGCAACTAACATCAGCACCAGCTACTGGAACTCTGGTACAGGTGCGGCGTACCACAGACCTTGCAACACGTGCTGTGGACTTTGCCTCAGGATCAGTACTAACTGAGGAAGACTTAGATAATTCTAGTATACAGACTTTCCACGCAGCACAAGAAGCCATTGATAAAACCAACGATGGTATGACACTAGGCTCAGATGACAAGTGGGATTCACAGAACAAGATTATCAAAAGTGTTGGTACTCCTACAGCCACCACAGATGCTGCAACAAAAGCTTATGTAGATGGTGTAGCTGGTTCTGCTAGTGCAGCAGCCGCTAGTGCCTCAGCAGCAGCATCGTCAGCTACAGCAGCGGCAACTAGTGCCACAGCAGCTTCTACAAGTGCTACTAATGCTGGTACATCTGCCACTACAGCTAGCACAGGGGCTACTACAGCTACCACACAAGCTACGGCAGCAGCAGCTAGTGCAGCAGCAGCCCTCGTATCAGAGAACAATGCTGCTACAAGTGCTACTACAGCTACTACTCAGGCCGCTACAGCGACTACACAAGCTGGTGTAGCTACAACACAAGCAACCAATGCAGCAACATCTGCAACGGCTGCACAGGCTGCACAGGCAGCGGCAGAACTGGCAGCAGATAACTTTGATGACACTTACCTTGGTGCAAAGTCTAGTGACCCCACGGTGGACAATGACGGTGACGCACTAAACGCTGGTGATTTATATTTCAATACAACCAGCAACGTACTAAAAGTTTACAGCGGTTCAGCTTGGCAAGTTGCGGCTGTATCAACATCAGGACTGTTGGCTGCTGCCAATGATTTGTCTGATCTTAATGATGCGCCTACAGCTTTGACCAACCTTGGCTTAACAGCCACAGCAGCAGAACTAAACACACTAAGTGGTATTACATCTGATGTCACTGAATTGAATTATAACGACATCACAACGCTTGGTTTAGTCGAAGCTAGTAAAACTGTGACTGCTGACGCTAACGCAGAGATTACTATCCCTGATGATAAGAAGCTATATTTTGGCACAGATCAAGACGCACACATTCGTTACGATGAAAACACCACAGACACATTGATTGTGGATGGTGCTAAAGTGAAATTTGGGCAAGCAGTCAGAGGCAACAACTTTTCGTCTAACATTTCTGGAAGCACAACACTTAGCTTTGCTAATTATCAAAACTTCATTGTAACGCTGACAGGTAATGTCACGTTATCTAACCCAACGACAGAAACAACAGGTCAAACTGGCTTTATTGTCTTTATTCAGGACAGCACTGGCGGGTACACAGTATCACTAGGCACTGACTATGAGACTGCTGGCGGTGCTGGTCTAACATTATCAACAACGGCTGATGCCTATGATGTTGTGCCTTATATTGTTAAAGCTAATGGCTCTATTCTACTAGGTACACCACAACTTGCATTTGCATAAAGGAGAGAAACTATGAGTACACCTTTAGGTTCATCTCAGTGGATGTATGCAAGCGGCGAAGAAGTCACCCAGCAATCCCTAAAGTTCAACGATGACGAAAACCAGTACCTAAGCTGGACACCGGCTTCTGCTGGCAACCGCAAGACTTGGACTTGGAGTGGCTGGGTCAAGCGTGGCAACTTGGGGTCAGCCCAATATCTTTATTTCTGCTATGGAGGCACAACCAATTCTACATACGGCGGGATAATGATTACGTCTGATGTGCTTTCGTTAAATGGCGCAACCGATGATTTTGCAGACGTTGCTGGCGTATTTAGAGACCCTTCAGCTTGGTATCATATTGTTGTTGCATTGGACACAACGCAAGCTACAGCGGGGAACCGTCTTAAATTTTATGTGAATGGTACTGAACGTAGCTATACAAGCACAGGAATTTTCCCTAGTCAAAATGACGATTTGGCAATTGGACAAGCAAGTCCACACAATATTGGAAGCCGAACAGCATACAACTCTAGCTACTACTTTTGACGGCTACCTATCCGACATCACTTCATTGACGGTCAAGCCCTAGACGCAAGCAGCTTTGGTGAGGCTGTTAACGGCTATTGGAAAGCTAAAGATTACGCTGGCACATATGGTACAAACGGTTTCAGACTTACCTTCCAAGATGACGTTGTGTCTGAGGGGTTCAATACTGTTACCTATAAGGGCATTGGAACTAAACAAAGCATCAGCGGGTTGGGCTTTTCGCCGGATTTCGTTTGGATGAAGCGCAGAACGGCTGATGACCACGATTTACAAGACAGTGTTCGTGGCGGCGGGAAAACGCTGATGTCGCAGAGCACTGCGGCAGAAACCAACCTTAGTGGTTCTTATGGTATTAATTCATTTGATGGTGACGGTTTTTCTTTAGTCGGAAACGGTGGCAGAACAAACGAAAGCGGCGGCAGTTACGTTGCTTGGAATTGGGATGCTGGCGAGAACAATCCGGCAACAGGCCACAGTTCTGTTACCTATATTGGCAACAATACCGATAACCATAGAATTAGCGGCTTTGGCTTTGAGCCGGATTTAGTTTGGATTAAGCGTAGAGATGGGGTGGCTGGACATCAACTATACGATTCTGTTCGTGGGGCTACCGAAAGGCTACAGTCAGACAGCAATGGCGCAGAAAGCACACAATCAACTGGCTTAAAATCTTTTGACGCGGATGGATTTACGCTAGGCACATTAGGCGGTTCAAATGCAAGCAGCGAAACATTTGTCGCTTGGGCTTGGGATGCTGGCAGCGGTTCACCTGTCAGCAATACTGAAGGGTCAATCACCAGCACGGTCAAGGCAAATCCTGACTATGGTTTTTCGATTACCACCTATACTGGCAACGGCACTAACGGGGCTACGGTTGGTCTTGGATTAGATACGCCAGATTTAATTTTATTTAAAAGCAGAAACGGTACTAACAAAGGCTGGCCTGTTTTTGTTAATGCAATATCTACCGATGGCAGAAAGCTTCGCCTTGATTCTACAAACGCGCTGGACTCTGGAACTTCTGAGTGGCCTACAGTAGCTAACACAGCCACTACATTTAGATTAGGCTCTGGCACTTTTGTTAATGAAAATGGAAAGGACTTCGTAGCATACGCTTGGAAATCGGTGGCTGGCTACTCATCTATCGGCACCTATACTGGCAACGGTTCTTCATCAGGGCCAACAGTGACAACCGGCTTCCGCCCCGGATTTGTTATGGTGAAAAATACTACTAATTCGACTTTTGGAAATTGGCACGTTTTTGATGGCACACGAGATGTGTATGATTTCCAAGAAGACAGACTTGAATGGAATACATCTGATGCCGAAGCTGTTGCTAGTGGTTTCTTCTTAGGTAACTTTACTGATACTGGCTTTGAAATTACAAATAGTAGTTCACACATAAATCAATCAGGCAGTACATTTATCTATATGGCCTTCAAGGGCAGCTACTCTGACTATGTGTCTGACCTAAACACTGATGGCACGATTGATAGCCGTGTCAAGGCAAATCCTGACTATGGGTTTAGCATCGTGGGCTGGGCTGGAACTGATGGTTCTTCACAAACTGTTGGTCACGGATTAGGTGCTACGCCAGAATTATTTATAATTAAAAACAGGACTACGGCGGGTCAATCTTGGTTAGTGTATACAACTGCTATTGATGGTTCTCTTGATTTTTTAACTCTTGAGGACACTGATGCTAAAACCAATTCAGGAGCCAACGCCCCAACATCTTCAGTTTTTTCGGTTGCCGGAAATTCATCAAACAAATCAGGGTCAAATCACATAGCCTACTGCTTCAATTCGGTGGCTGGCTACTCATCCATCGGGTCATACAGCGGCACAGATAGCGCAGGCGTTACTGTAACCACTGGCTTCCGTCCAGCTTTCGTTATGATAAAAGCGACAAACATTGCTGAAAATTGGGTGATTATAGACAACACTAGAAACCCCGCTAACCCCGCTAACTCATACCTAAACCCTAACACATCTTCAGCGGAGGGGAGTAGTTCAGCTTTTGACATTGACTTTACGGACACTGGGTTTGTCTTGCAAGGAACTGATGATGCAATCAATGGCTACAACGGAGGCACAGGCGAATACATCTATATGGCCTTTGCCGACACACGCGAAGCAGCCTTTTGGAAAGACGTATCTGGGCAGGGCAACCACTGGACACCTAACAACCTAGACTATCGGGATTCCTTGCCTGACAGTCCGGCGAATAACTTTGCTGTATTGCAGCCAACAGCCTTTGTAAATACTGGCGGTGCTAATAGCGCACAATCTTTGTCGGAAGGCAATTTGCGTTTTACTGGTACGTCAACAGAAGGCAGAAGCACACCAGCAACCATTCGTGTGGCTTCTGGCAAATATTATGCTGAAGCCACAAAAACATCTGGAAGTGGCAGTGTTAATGTTGATTTCATTGTCAATAACGCCCGCGTTGCTGGCAAAAGCACATCAACAACTGGCGACATAATTATAGTTGCTGTTGATGTTGATGCTGGCAAATATTGGTCTGGCTTAAATGGAACGTGGGATAGTTCTGGAAACCCAGCAACAGGGGCAAACCCAACAGGCACCTTTACTGCAAATAGCAGTTTTACATTTGGTGGCCGTGTTTATGATACTGCGAGGGTTGGTCATTTTAACTTCGGTCAAGACAGCACTTTCGCTGGCGCAAAGCCGATGGGTGCTTACACCGATGACAGCGAACTGGGAACATTCCAGTACGCACCGCCTGCTGGCTACCTTGCCTTGTGTACCGCGAACCTTCCAACGCCTACAATTGTTGATGGGTCTGAGTATTTCAATACTGTGCTATGGACTGGTGATGGAACTGGCAGCCGTGATATTGGCGGTTTATTGTTTGCCCCCGATTTTACTTGGATTAAGAATAGAACTTCAGCAATAAATCACGGTTTATTTGATACAGTTCGTGGGGCAGGTGAAAGATTGTCATCTAACCTCACTAACGCTGAAACCACGAGGAGTGATAATCTAACCTTATTTAATTCCGATGGGTTTAGAGTTAACTCTGGTTCTGTAACAAACCAAAGCGGAAGCACCTACGCATCTTGGAACTGGAAAGCTGGCGGCACGGCGGTCAGCAATACTGATGGCAGCATTACGTCACAGGTGTCTGCGAATGTTGACGCAGGGTTTTCTATAGCCACTTACACGGGAACAGGTGCTAACGCTAGTTTTGGTCACGGCTTAGGCGTTGCGCCGGATATGGTGATGGTCAAGAGGCGTGATGCAACTAACGGTTGGATTGTGTTTCACAAAGATTTAACAACTGGACATATTCTTGTTTTAAGCAGCACTACATCGTCATTTTTCTCAAACCAGTTTAGTCCAGACCCATCTAGTTCTGTTGTAAGCATTTTAGACCAACCTGCGACCAACGCATCTGGTGGAACTTATGTGGCTTACTCATTCGCAAATACCGATGGCTATCTGAAGGCGGGCAGCTACACCGGCAACGGCCAGTCTGGGGATGGTGCGCCGTTTGTCTACACAGGGTTTAGGCCAGCTTGGGTTATGATTAAGAACACAGCAGGAACTAATAGCTGGTGTATATATGATGTTGAGCGTGATACATACAATGTGTCTGATGCGTTATTGCAAGCGCAAGATTCTGCCGCTGAAGCTACATATGGCGGTTTAGATTTTACATCTAATGGTTTTAAAATCAGGTCAAATGTTGGTGCTTTAAACGGGTCAGGTAACACGTTAATATACCTCGCCTTCGCAGAACATCCATTCAAATACGCAAACGCCAGATAGGAGTTAACTATGGCATATAAATATAGTGGAAGAATAATCCGTACTGGCAAAAGCTGGGTGGACAATGATGGCATTACCCATCCTAAGAATTGGGCAGTGTGGTCAGCAGAAACAAAAGCAGAGAAGGGGGGTCATCTGGGAAGATGATCCTTCTTCCTTTGACTCTAGGTTCTACTGGTCAGCAGATGTTCCAAAGTCCTTAGAGGATGTGAATGAAGTTGACGAGAACGGCAACGCAGTACTAGATGCTGACGGTGTACAGCTAGTTACAAAGGGTTTGAAGTCCAACGCTATTGCTACTGTTAAGCAGCAAGCAGCAGGGCTTCTTACCCCTACTGACTGGTACGTTACACGTAAAGCAGAAACAGATACTGTAATCCCTTCAGATATCTTAACATACCGTCAATCCATCAGGACAGCCTCAGGAACGATTGAAGCAGCTATTAGCGGTGTCACTACCCTAGAAGCCTTTATCGCGCTGTACGAGGCTCCTGTGGACGCTGATGGCAATCTTACAGGTAACGCACCTGTTAACGATTGGCCTGAGGCATGAAACTAGAACAGTCAGTCAGTCCCGCCCTAAAGGTAGAACTAGAGTTAGAAGCACACGAAAAAGAATGTGCAGTGCGCTATGAGATGGTGCATGGTAAGCTAGAAAGCCTTGATAAGCGTATGTGGCGTTTAGAAGCAATGATCATGGGGTCAACGGTAATAGTCGTTGGCCTCGCTGCATCCCTGTTAATGAAGCTATAAGGAATTACGATGGAACCTATCAGTACTACCCTTGCAGGGATTGCATTAGTTAAACAGAGTGTGGACTTTATTAAAACACACATAAGCACTGTTCAAGATATTGGACAAATAGCAAGCCAGATTGATGACCTGTTCACAGGTGAAAAACAAGTCCAACAAGCCAGAAACAAGAAGGCTGGTGGTGGACTTGGAGATCAGTTTGGGGTAGATACTGTAGCTAGAGAAGTCATAGATGCTAAACTCGCAGCAGAGAAGTTGCAGGAAGTAGCCACTATGGTTGACATGAGGTTTGGTCACGGTACTTGGAAAAGTATCTTGGCTGAACGTGCTAAGAGATTACAGGAACAACGAGAAGCCGAAGCTAAGGCTAAACGAGAAATGATACAGAAGGCCAAGGAGTTTGAGGAGACTATGAAGACCGTTGTGTTAATTGGTGCTATTCTAGCAATAGCCATAGGTCTTTTTATAACCGTTATGGTTTCTGTAGCGAAAGCGATGAGTTATGTTTAAAACACTAGTACTAGCTTGCAGCCTGTCTGTACCTACGGATTGCTGGGAGTTTCACGATGTACGTGGCCCCTATCCCACATACGAACTATGTCAGAAAAGAGCCTACGTAATGGGTAACGACATTATGACTATGCAGGGTAGAGATTTAAGACCTAAGATGTTTAAGTGTCTTCCACTAAAGGGACAACAGCTATGATGAGTGTATTACTACAGGGATTGTTTGGCGTAGCCAGCAGTGCCGTGGAAGGCTTTGTTGAAACAAAGAAAGCCAAAGCAAAGCAAAAATTAGTCAAGATTCAAGCAGAAACCTCTCTTATGGAGAAGAAGATTTCTGGTGAGATTGATTGGGATAAGGCAGCAATAGATGGCGCAAAGGATAGTTGGAAGGATGAGTATCTTACAATTTTGTTCAGTATACCACTGCTGCTATGTTTCTTACCCTTTACCGTGGAGTACGTAGAACGAGGCTTTGAGGCTTTGTCTATGACACCTGACTGGTATCGTTATACCTTAGGTATTATCGTATCAGCTAGCTTTGGTATTAAGGGTGCAACTAAAATGTTTGGAAAAAAGTAATGAAGATACCTACAAAACCTAAAAATACTAATAAGTATAAAAAAAAAGTAATGCTTGATGGTGATACAGCTTATAACATAGCTAATACTTTATCACAGGGTATGGCTGGTGCTGGTTTAACTGCTGGTGGTTACTATGCTAGTAAAGCTATTAAGGGAACTATTAGAGGTTTTAAAAGCATAGGAAAGACTATGGGAAGAAAACCAAAATGACAGAAAAAGAACTGATGGATACCTTGCATGATGCAGTCACTAAAGAACTGCTTATGCGAGTACAGAGTGGAGAAGCAACTGCAAGTGAACTGTCAGTAGCTGTCAAGTTTCTTAAAGACAATGGTGCTTCTCTTGATGTAATTACAGCAGAAAGTCCTATGGCTAGTCTTCTACAAGACCTACCGTTTGACGTTGGAGAACAGTTACAATGAGGGAAGGTCCTAATGCAACACTGAAACACAAGGTAGTAACTCTTACTGGTGGTAACTGGACTAAGCTATTAGATACAAATGTCCAACGTACTTACCTAATGATACAGAACCAGTACGATGCCCATGCTATTGAGGTAGGCTTTGGTACAGATACTGTAGCACCTGCACACGGCTTTCAGATTGAGGGTGCATCATCTGGTAATAAAATACTAGATGTTACCTTTCAGTTTAACTCTGCGCCTATCAACGCTGTGTGGGCTAAGGCAGAAGACACACATGACCATGACGTAAGTATAGTACATGATGACTAATGTTCCAGAACAACTTAAAGACTTTAGAAACTTTACATACCTTGTATGGCAGCATTTAGGACTGCCAGAGCCTACTGAGATACAGTATGACATAGCACACTATCTTCAGGATAGTCCTAAGCGTTGCATCATTGAGGCTTTCCGTGGTGTAGGTAAGTCTTACATTACTGCTGCCTACGTAGTACATCAGCTACTGCTTGACCCTCAACTAAAGTTTATGGTTGTGTCAGCGTCTAAGGCACGTGCCGATGACTTCTCTACCTTTACTCAGCGTATCATTATGGAACTGCCTATATGTCAGCACCTAGTCGCTAAGGAAGGCCAGAGATGGTCTAAGATAGCCTTTGACGTAGCACCTGCTAAAGCCTCTGGTAGCCCCTCAGTAAAGTCTGTGGGTGTCACAGGACAGCTTACAGGTAGCCGTGCAGACATTATCATTGCTGATGACGTAGAAGTCCCTAACAACTCTATGACACACATGATGCGAGAGAAGCTAGGAGAGACTGTCAAGGAATTTGATGCTGTTCTCAAGCCTGAGGGTAAGATTATCTACCTTGGTACACCTCAAAACGAGATGTCCCTATACAATGCCCTACTAGCACGTGGATACGAGATGAGAGTATGGCCTGCTAGATACCCTAGCCTAGAACGCGCAGAGAAGGCTTATGGGGGTAGGTTGGCTCCTCTCCTGTATGATTCTATACAAACTAACCTAGAGGCCGTGTATGGGCTTCCTACAGACCCTAAACGATTTGATGACACAGACTTACTGGAAAGAGAACTAAGTTATGGTAGAAGTGGCTTTGCTTTGCAATTTATGTTGGATACTTCACTATCTGATGCAAACAAATACCCCCTTAAACTAAGTGACCTAATGATCTACTCCTGTGACAAGGATACTGCACCTGAGAAACTAGTGTATGGTATCTTTAAGCCTCTTAACGAACTACCCAACGTAGGACTAGCAGGAGACAAGTTCTACGCCCCTGAGGACACCATAGGCAGGGCTGAGTACACTGGTAGTGTCTTAGCCATTGACCCCTCTGGTAGAGGCTCTGACGAGACAGCATACGCTGTTGTTAAGATGTTAAACGGTTTCCTACACGTAGTAGACTGTGGTGGTGTTGAGGGTGGCTATAGTGATAGTACGCTGCAACATCTAACAGACTTGGCTAAGATACATCAGGTAAACATGGTGTTGGTTGAGAGTAACTTTGGTGACGGTATGTTTACTGAACTACTAAAGCCCTACTTACTGAAGACCTATCCTGTGACGATGGAAGAAGTTAGACACAGTAAACAGAAAGAACACAGAATAATAGATACCCTAGAGCCTGTTATGAACCAGCACAGGTTGGTTGTAGACCCTAAGGTAATACAAAAGGACTACGACAGTACTCAACACATGCCACCAGATAAGGCTGCTAAGTATATGCTAGCCTATCAGATGACACGTATAACAAAACAAAGAGGGGCATTAGCACATGACGATAGACTTGACGTACTTGCTATGGCAGTGCAGTACTGGTCAGACCAGATGGCTGCTGATGCAGATACAGAAATACGAACAAGAAAAGAAGAATTACTTGAGGAAGAACTAGACAAGTTTATGGATGGTTTTAACTTCGGTAATAAACCTAGAGAATCCTTAGGGTTTTTCTAATCTGTACCTCTTAGGCTAGACCCCTGTTACATAGTATAGTATAGGTATATGTTAAAGTATGTTTAACTATACCTTTACTATGTTGTACTTTGTGTAACACAGACGTTGTAGTTATTCTGATAGAGGAGTAACACAACTGTGCTTAAACAATGTGGCAGAGATGTGTAGGGTGTTTAAGATGGTGTTAGATTTTTTACAGAAAAATCTGAGGGGGTATATAATAGTATAGAACGCGCGACACCCCCCTCGACATGTCAAACTTTCAGTATAACACGCGACAGCATGGCTTGTCAATGTCAAACATTTGACAACAGTGTCAAACATATGACGCCTGAGTGTTGCAAATGTGCAACATGTGTGACATTTGTGCAACATGTTTGTGTCTCTCTCTATCTATTCTTTTTATTTCAAACAATCTCAAACTTTCTTTCATAATCTTTTCAATCACTTAGCCTATGATTCACAATTTTTATCTATTTTTTTGCATTTTGTGGGTTGTCAAACATCTCAAGGCATGATCTAGTAATGGTCATCAAGGGGACGCAATGCCACGGCAGACAATCCTTGAAGCCTAGCCACCTTAAACGGTACGTCCAAACTAGGGGCTAGGCGAAACAGACTAGAAGACAACGCAATAAAGCAAGAGGATTTAAGACAATGGCATACAAAGTAAACAAAAAAGCTACAGTTACCATGACGTTTGATGAACATGAATTAACGTCCTTATGGTTAGCCTTGGATTTGAAAGCCAAGGAAGATTTGAAAGAATATAACCACGTTTTCCGCAATACTCAAAAACTGTTTGACATGATTGACAAAGCTGGTGATGAATTAAACAAAGCATTGGATGCCGAATAGGCTTGACATTCTAAACGCTAGGGGCGATGATGTCCCTAGCACTAACCAAAGGGGCTTGACATGTTAAACATTCTAATTGTATTTATATTCTTACTAGGCATCACCGGCTTTGCCTTGTTCATAGGTAGCATGATTGCTGCAATCTGTAACGACTATTTTGAGGGGTAAGATAATGAAACTCAAGTTATTAGGGGTTGGCACTAACGCCAAGACAACAAAGGGTGACGGTAGCGAGTACCTAACAGCTATCCTATACCTTGCGCCAGCAGATACAGTAGACGGAATAAACCTATGCCCTATGGCAGTGCTAGCAGGGTGCAAGGCAGGGTGTCTTTACAGTGCTGGCAGGGGTGCTATGAATAGCGTTCAAGTAGCAAGACAGCGCAAGACTATTCTATGGCGGGACAATCGTGGCGAGTTTATTGCACAATTACATGATGACTTGATAGCGTTTCGCAAGTATTGCCTCAAGAAAGGTATCAAGCCAGTAGTCCGATTGAATGGCACTAGTGATATACATTGGGAAAGACACATAGATATGGCTGGCGAGTATCCAGAAATACAATTCTATGACTATACAAAAGACGTAAAACGTGCTAAGAAAGTCTTGCCTAGTAACTATCACTTGACGCTATCCTATAGCGAGGCAAGCCAGCGTTATAGTGATATGGTACTAGATGCAATGCAATCAGCCAAGGGTAGTAACATGGCAGTCGTGTTTAGACACAAGGATAAGATGCCAACGACTTATAAGGGGTTCACTGTAGTAGATGGTGACAAAGATGACTTGCGTTTTCTTGATCCTAAAGGGGTAGTCGTGGCCTTGTATGCTAAAGGTAAAGCAAAGCAAGACACTAGTGGATTTGTAATAGGGTAAGGGGTAAAATAAAATGACCAAGGTACAAAAAATATATAGACTTCTCATTGAATATGGGGTATCAAAAGAAGAAGCAGCATACGCAGCTAACAAACTAGTAAAACTTAACAACACAACCAAGAGGAACTAAACCAATGCTTAACATTATCAAAAACCTATTCACTAAGCCAGCAACAACAGCGCGTCCAGTCTTGACCATTGATCAGGTACAGTTTAGACGTACCACCAAGCGATACGGCAAGCTGGGTACATTCAGCACCAACAAGGGCTATCTGTTAGCGCAACGTGACACAGTGTCAGGCAAGTTTGTAAAGGTAAAGGGCTAGTCATGGGCATGTACATAGACACGGCATATCCTGACATAACACAAGACGCTAGGCTTGCTAGTATCCTAACCAAGATGAAGGCACTAGCAGTCCAGATAGAAGATGCTGAGTGGGAAGGGCAGGATGTATCAAGCATGAGGCAACAGCTATCAGGTCTAAAGGCTAGGCATGATGATGGCGCAACATATGAACCACTGTTTTAAGGATTAAGCTAATGACTGATACACCAACAATCTACATAGATGGTGAATACCTACCAGCAAAGTGGGAATGGCACGACAATGACGTTGTTTCGCAGTGGGTTTTAGTAGTAGTAGACGGAGAAATGACATGACTTGGACACCTAAGGCATCAACCAAGGTGGTGATAGAGTTAGACTTTGATGGACACTGCATGGATGACAACGCACTGAAGCACTGTGTCTTTGACTATCTATGCCAGCTAATGGATGACGATAACCTATACTATGAGACTTACCTTTATGGGGTTGACAACGACAACGAACCTATGCTAAGACTGGTAGATGATGATGAAAATAACACCAGTCACTAAAGCAATCATGCAATCAAGACGGAGACAAAGCAATGCCAAAGAAAAATGCACACCAGTTAGCTTGGGAAAAGCTACAAGCAACAGCAAAGAAGGAACGACTAGAAACACAAGCAAAACTAAAGAAGGTACTGACTGATGAGCAGTATCGTGTATTGATAGATACCTTTAAGATTGTTGATCGCATACATGACAATGCAACAGAAATGAATGATCTTTATATGTCAGACATCAGGATGCTAACCAGTGTATGGTATGGTCATGGTCAGTACAAGAAGGGTGTTGTTGAATTTATTTGGAGACATGATGATGCCTAACTACAAGCAACAAGAGACACGCAACAAGTATGATGATGCCTATGTCATGGGATACCACAACGGCTATCATGGCTTGACATATGACAACCAGTATGATAAGAATGATCAGGCTCAGTATCATATCAAGTTTAAGATGGGCTATGTTCAAGGCGAGTTAATGCGTACCAATGAGGGGACAGACAAATGAGTATGGGTTTCAAACAATGTGATATGTGTGGGGATGGTGAGGCAGAAGCACTATACGCAGTGGATGGTATGATTGAGTGGTTCTGTCCTGAGTGTAACGCGAGGTGGGCAGTGGAGTCTACTGAATACGAACAAGTATCAGCACACCAGCACTGGATGATGCGTCACTATGGGGAGGAATGATGGAAGGTTTTGTTTGGCTTTGTTTACTGGCTATCCTAGTCAGTGGTTTGTTAGGACATAACACAGACAACGAAGTCTATATGGGATTACAATTTGTATTTATGTTAGGCATGATCGTAGGCGTACCAATCCTATCAGTAATACTATACATGTAACAGGGGTGTGGCTATGGGGTACAGTTTAGAACAACAGCTTGAATTAGAAAGAGAAATGCTGAACGCTGGCATCAACAGGTTTAGGCGTGTGATAGATGAGGCAGTAGGCAAGGGCAGAGAGACACGCACACTGCATGGCAGGACTATGATTGCCACAGTGGTAGGCTCAGTAGCTGAAGGGGTAAAGCAAGTACAAGACACACCCACCAGCAACAGGGACGTAGCCTACAAGAAGCTGCAAGGCATGAAGCCTGACGCTGTAGCATACATAGCCCTAGTCTCTATGGTTGATGGCATCAGCAAGGCTCAAGCCTTGGTTAAAGTAGCAAAGAATATTGGTGTCAACGTAGAGATGCAAGACAGGCTAGAGAAGTGGATCGAAGCAGAAGGGGATGTAGCAAGGAACACAATCAAGAAGGCCAACGAAAAGGGTACGACAGCTAGACGCTACGGCCTGACTAACAAGATGAACAAGGATGGATACAAACATCTAGCATGGACAGGTGATCAACGTATCCATGTAGGCATGAAGCTGGTTGATGTAATCATCAAGAACACAGGGCTAGTCAGACTGGAAAGGCTATCGACTAGTAGAAACAAAACGACTACATATCTTAGGGCAACACCCATCACAGAGGAATGGGTCAAGGCATTTAATTCACACATGGAAGTATCAAGACCACGCTGGACACCATGTATCGTACCACCCAAGGACTGGACAGACACAGAGGGGGGTGGATACTACGCAGATTTCTTAGACCCATTGAGTATAATCAGGAGAGGATAGTATGAAGGCACACATGACCAAGCTGAAACAGCGTGACCTATCCCAAGAGTTCGACTGCTTGAACACACTGCAACACACACCATGGCAGATCAACAAGCCAGTGCTTGAGATCATCCGTAACATGTGGGACAGTGGACAAGAGTGGGCAGGACTACCAGCCAGAGAGGACAGACCACTACCTAGCTACCCATTCAACAAAGAACCAGCAGCTATGGATGAGGCAGAACGCAAGCTGTTTAAGGACTGGAGTAAGAAACGTAACGAGGTGTATACGTTCAACAACAAGACTGTAAGCAAGCGCATACAAGTGGAACGCACACTACAAATAGCTGAACAATACAGCAAGTACGATGAGTTCTATTATGTATGGCAGAATGACTTTCGTTCTCGCAAGTATCCAGCCAGCACATTCCTGTCACCACAGGCAGCAGACTGGAGTAAGGGATTGATGACCTTCAAGGTAGACAAGGCCATCAACAATTGGGATGACGCACGATGGTTGTGTATTCATGGTGCTAACCTATACGGCAACGACAAGATCACACTAGACCAGCGTGAGGGTTGGGCGTGGGATATAGCAGATGAGGTTAAGCGTGTGGCTGACAACCCATACGACAACAACTGGTGGCTGGATGCAGACAAACCCTTTCAGTTTCTAGGCTGGTGCTTAGAGTTTGCTGGCCTAGTCAAGCATGGCTGGGGTTACATGTCCAACCTACCTGTATCTGCTGATGGTAGCTGTAACGGACTGCAACATCTATCAGCTATCCTGCGTGATGAACGTGGTGGTAGGGCAACCAACCTACTAGCATCTGATGTACCTCAAGACATCTACACTGAGGTAGCAGAGGAAGCAATGCGTAACATCACCAAGGGATGCAGACCAAGGCGAAATTCTAGCGAAAAAATTTATAGAGTTTGGCATCGACAGGTCTTTAACTAAACGGTCAGTGATGATTGTACCATACAGTGGCACGATACACTCATGTCGTACCTACATTGAGGAAGCTATGCGTGATAAGATTGAGAAGGGAACACCAGATATATTTGGTGATGACCTATTCGATGCTACCATCTACCTAGCTAGACATGTGTGGGATGCAATCAACGGTGTGATTACAGCAGCACGACAGGTCATGGACTACATCAAGGATGTCGGTGCTGTCTACGCCAGTCATAACAAGCACATGGAATGGGTAACACCAACCAACTGGCTGGTCATGCAGAACTACAATGACGTAGAGAAACGTAGGATCACTAGCCTAATCAACGGCAACACAATACAGCTAGTACTCAACAGAGATATACCTAACCAAGTAAGCAAGCGGCGTACTGGTTCAGGTGCTAGCCCTAACTTCATCCACTCTATGGATGCAGCAGCTATGACTAAGACTATCAATACCTGCAAGCAGCAGGGTATCAGACACTTTGCCATGGTACACGACAGCTATGGTACACACAGTAGCGAGATGCCAAGGCTGTCTGATGTATTGAGACAAGAGTTTGTTCAGATGTATACTGAACATGATGTGTTGACAATGCTAAGACAACATGCTATTGTCACACTTGGAACTGAGGACGTTCCAACACCACCGAAGCAGGGTAGTTTAGACATCAACAACGTATTGAAATCACAATACTTTTTTGCCTAGTTCTAACCTGTACCTATAGCCTAACTAACTTTAACAACTAAGGAGAAGTGATAGTGATTATCATTAAAGGCAAAGCCCAATGGGCAAAAGTATTTGACCCTGATACACGGTTCGTACCAGAGGGAGAGTACTCAACACAGGTCATCGTACCTGAGGCAGAAGCAGCAGCAGTGTGTGAACAGCTTGACGGAATTATCCAGACTAAATTCCAAGAGGCTGTCAAGGACAACCCTAAACTCAAGGCAGTCCTGTCCACAGCTACACCGTACACCAAGGAAGTAGATGACAACGGTGATGAGACTGGCAACCTAGTGTTCAAGTCTAAGCTGAAGGCACGTATCAAGTCTAAGTCAGGCGAGACATACACACAGAAGCCATCAGTGGTGGATGCCAAGAAGACACCGATGGATAAGTCTATTGCTGTCGGCAATGGATCAACAGTTAAGATTGCTGTCGAGCCATTCCCCTATGTGATGCAGTCAACCAAGCAGGTGGGTGTGTCACTACGACTGAAGGCTATGCAGGTCATTGACTTGGTAGAGTATGGTGCGCCAGCATCTATCTTTGATGAGGAAGATGGGTATGTTGCACAAGCTGTAGCCAAGGACAACAGCAACGACATGTTTGATGATGAAGCTACTGCTAGTGATGCCGATGACGAAGGGGACTTTTGAGGCAAGGGTCATTGCAGACCTAGATGAACGTGGCGTTCCCTATGTGTATGAGCCAGAGAAGCTGGCCTACTATGTGGAACGTCACTACATCCCTGACTTATCAGTAGGCACAATGATAGTAGAACTGAAAGGTTATCTAAGACAGGATAGCCAACGCAAGATGAAGGCAATCAAGGCACAGTATCCTGACTTGGATGTACGCTTTGTCTTTCAGAAAGCCAGTGCTACTATTCAGGGTGCTAAGAAAAGAAAGGATGGGTCTAAGATGACCTGTGGTGAGTGGGCAGACCGACAAGGTTTTGTCTGGGCAGAAGGAACTATACCTAAGGAGTGGTTATGAGTGTCATTGACGTAAAGGAAGAATGGGTATCTGAAGTAGATATGAACACTGAGTTCGGTGCTTATGGGCTGAGTGTATCAGTCTATGTAGACCAGCATGAACTAGCAGAACATGTAAGCTATCACGACATGGCACATGCTATGCTATCTGATGACATCAAGTATGATGATGAACTAATCATGGAGATAGCTAATGGTCTTGAGAACACAGCACAAACCCTAAGACATGGCTTAGGCAATGGAAGATAATAGTACATTCATCAGGCACGAAGCCTGTGAATCTTGTGGCAGTAGTGATGCCAATGCGTTGTATAGTTCTGGCAATCACTACTGCTTTGCGTGTGAGAAGTTTACACCAGCAGAAGGAAATAGTATGGAACCAGTACGAGATACGGTTAGCATTGACACTAAGTTCTTGCAGCCTATACCTACACAGCTAGCCAAGCGCAAGCTAACAGAGAAGACACTAAAGCATTGGGGCTATGGTGTAGCTGAGTACCACGGTAAGAAGGTACAAGTAGCCAACTACTACAACAAGGACAACCACGTTGTAGCACAGAAGGTACGCCACCCTAACAAGGACTTCACTGTTATTGGTAGCCTCAAGGATGCTGGCCTGTATGGTCAACACCTATGCCGTGATGGTGGTAAGATGATTACCATTGTCGAGGGTGAGGTGGACGCACTATCAGTCAGTCAAATTTTTGACAACAAGTATAGTGTGGTCAGTGTACCCAACGGTGCAGCAGGTGCAAAGAAAGCAATAGCCAAGTCAATCGAATGGCTATGCAAGTACGACAAGATCATCCTTATGTTTGATCAGGATGAGGTAGGACAGGCAGCAGCTATTGAGTGTGCCAAGATACTACCACCAGACAAGGCAAGCATTGCCAGCCTACCCCTCAAGGATGCCAGCGAAATGTTACAGGCTGGTAGAACTGAGGAAGTAATCAGGGCAGTGTGGGGTGCTAAGACCTACAGACCTGACGGTATCGTAGCTGGTACTGACTTGTGGGATGTGGTGACAGCAGTGGATGATCGTGTGTCTATCCCCTACCCATACTCTGGTATGAATGAGAAGGTAGGTGGTTGTCGCAAGGGTGAGATCGTAACGCTTACAGCAGGATCGGGCATTGGTAAGTCGCAGCTAGCACGTGAGTTAGCACATGGTCTTATCCAGTCAGGTCAGACAGTGGGTTACATAGCACTAGAGGAGAACGTCAAGCGTACTGCCTTAGGTCTTATGTCAATCGAACTCAACAAGCCTTTGCATCTAGGTGAACTAAACATCAATGACAAGGAGTTACGTGATGCCTTTGATGCAACAGTTGGTTCAGGTAGAGTATATCTCTATGATCATTGGGGCAGTACTGATAGTGACAACCTGCTATCCAAGATACGCTACCTTGTTCGTGGTTGTGGGTGCGATTTTATTGTACTTGATCATATCAGTATCGTTGTTAGTGGGCTAGAGGGTGGAGATGAAAGACGTATCATTGACAACACCATGACAGCTATGCGTTCTCTTGTTGAGGAACTTAACTGTGGTATGATACTTATCTCACACCTCAAGCGTCCGTCTGGTGACAGAGGACATGAAGATGGCGCACAGACTAGCATGTCACAACTACGTGGCAGTGCTGCAATCGGTCAGCTTAGTGACATCGTGATTGGATTGGAAAGGAACCAGCAAGACAAGGAACGTCCAGACATAAGCAACGTCAGGGTGTTGAAGAACAGATGGTCAGGTGAGACTGGCCTATGCAACAGCCTTCAATACATGAAGGACAGTGGACGTATGGTTGAAGTATTCTTTGATGATGAGGAAGAACCAGACGTAGAATTTTAACTAGTGCGGAGACACAGTATGGAATACATATGGGACTTAGAAGCAGACCATCTACTTAAAGAGGTGACACAAGTTTGGTGTCATGTCTTCAGGGATGTACACACTGATGAGGTACACACCTTTGACCCAACACAGACGCAAGAAGCATTGGAGTTTATGGACAATGCAAAGACCTTGATTGGTCACAACATCATCGACTACGACTTGCGTGTGATGAAGAAGCTACACGACTTTACCTTCAAGGGTAAGGTAGTAGATACGTTGGTATACTCTAGGACAATCTGGCCTCACCTAAAAGAACTAGACTTCACTATGTACAGCAAGGGTAAGTTCCCTGCTAACATCATTGGTAGTCATAGCTTGAAGGCTTGGGGCGTAAGGCTAGGAGAATTAAAAGGTGACTTCAATAATCATAGCGAAAGCTTTGCAGCATACACCACCGAAATGTTGGAGTACTGCATCCAAGACACAAAGGTTACGCAGAAACTATACGAGAAAATTCTCAGCAAAAATTTTAGCAGCGATGCGTTACATCTTGAACAAGTAATCCACACGCTGCTGATAGGACAAGAGGAAAGAGGCTTTGACTTTGATGTTGAGGCTGCACAAGAACTGTATGCTAGCCTAGCTGGACGCAAGGCTGACATCGAACAACAGTTGGTAGACACGTTTGAGCCTACCATCATTGAGTTAAAGACAAAGACTAAGACCATCCCATTCAACCCTGCATCACGGCAGCAGATTGCTGACCGACTGATCAAGCGAGGGTGGGAGCCTACAGTATTCACTGACAGTGGTGAGCCTAAGGTAGATGAGACAGTGCTGGAAAGCATTGACATGCCAGAGGCTAGACTGCTACAGGAATACCTACTACTAAACAAACGCATAGGCCAACTAGCCACAGGCAAACAGGCATGGCTCAAGCTAGAGGAGAACGGCAGACTACATGGTAGAGTAAACCATATGGGTGCTGTCACATCTAGGTGTACCCACGCCAACCCCAACCTTGGGCAAGTACCCAGCGTTGGTGCAGCCTACGGCAAGGAGTGTCGTTCCTTATTCGTTGCACCCAAGGGCTACAGCCTGTTAGGTGCTGACGCATCAGGTTTGGAACTACGCTGCCTAGCACACTATATGGCTAGGTATGATGACGGTAACTATGCTAACGTAGTGTTAGACGGTGACGTACATACCACTAACCAAGAAGCTGCTGGTCTTCCCACACGTTCCAATGCCAAGACATTCATCTATGGATTCTTGTATGGTGCAGGTGATGAGAAGATTGGTAAGATCATAGGCAAAGGTGCGAAGGAAGGTAAGCGTATTAAGAAGAAGTTTCTTAGCCAGCTACCTGCACTCAAGAAGCTGAAGGATGCAGTATCCCAAGCAGCAGATGATCGTGGTTACATCAAGGGACTAGATGGTAGGCACACACCTATCCGACACAGCCACGCAGCACTCAACAGTTTGCTTCAAGGTTGTGGTGCAATCTTATGTAAGACTTGGTACGTATTCATAGCTGATGCTATCAAGAAGGCAGGACTAGATGCTACTATCGTAGCGTTTGTACATGATGAAGTTCAACTAGTAGTAAAGGAAGGTCAAGAAGATGAGACAGGAAGACTTATTCAACAGTGTATGCGAGATGTCGAACACCACTACGGATTCAGATGCAGACTCGACAGTGAGTACAAGTACGGACGCAACTGGTCAGACACGCATTAACCCAAAGACAGGCAGACCTTTCTTCTATAAGGATAATCCAGAAGCAGTTAGAAAGCGTGATGCCAACAGAATGTATGTGAATGGTAAAGAAATTTCTAAGAAACATCCATTACACAAAGCAGGACGTTATAAATCTTTCAATGATGCAGCCTTCTCTAGTCTTGAGAACTATGAACGTAGTACTGAGGGCATGGTCTACATCATTACCAATCCAGCGTGGCCTAAGTGGGTTAAGATTGGTATGGCTGTTGATGCTGACGATAGGTGCAACGGCTACCAGACAAGCAGCCCCTTCCGTGACTACGAGGTAGTAGCCACTATCAGCACTAACGACAGACGTAAGGCTGAGGCTATCGCACATCAGATAGCAGAGGGCATGGCTAGTGATCGCAGGAACGAATGGTTCAAGCTAAAGAAAGCACAGGCAAGACAGGTACTAGTGCAGGTAGAGGAGAAGTTAAATGGACTTTGATTTCATTTGGAAGCTAATACTAACCTGTTCGTTTATGAGTGTTAGTATTTGTCTCAGTGTTAAGTGGATTGTTGAGGCATACTTAGACTACATTCAAGTACAGACAGGGCTGCGTATACTACGAAAGTCTGAGAAAGATGAGGAGATTAACGATGACCCTACTGCTTATTGATGGTGACATCATTGCTTACAAGGCAGCTATGTCTGCTGAGACACCAGTGAATTGGGGTGATGGTCACTGGACATTGCATTGCTTTGAAGATGACGTAGCCATACGCATCTCTGATCAGATCACCAAGCTTACAGATGAAGCACCAGTGCAGGACTGCATCGTTGCTTTGTCAGATAGTGATAACTATCGCAAGAAGGTTGCACCTTACTACAAAGCTAACCGAAAGAAAACTCGTAAGCCTATGCTGTTACCTTACGCTAGGGAATACATCATGGGTAAGTACAACACAATTATATATAAGGGATTAGAAGCTGATGATGTCCTTGGGATACTTGGTACTGCGAACGCAGATACTATTATATGGTCTGAAGATAAAGACCTACTCACTGTGCCAGCAAAGCACTGGCTTAATGGTGAGGTTGTTACAATCACTGAAGAAGAAGCTAACTACAATTTCGCTTACCAAACTCTGGTTGGTGACAGTACAGATAACTATAGCGGCTGTCCAACTATTGGTCCCAAGACTGCTAATAAACTTTTGTCTAATGGTTGTGGATGGGATAAGGTGGTTGATGCGTTTAAGGCTAAAGGTCTATCTGAAGAAGTAGCACTAGAGAACGCACGACTAGCACGTATCCTACGTAACGGTGAGTATGACACAGACACAGGAGAGGTAAAGTTATGGCATCCCAGCAACGACACGAAGCTTACATGAAAGCACAAGCAGAGTTTGACATGGTAAACAGCCCTGCCCACTACGCAGATAGTGGCATTGAAACCATTGACTACATCGTGGACGTACTAGGTGAGTACGAAGCTATCAGCTACTGCCATGGCAATGTCATCAAGTATACAGGCTCACGCCTATTCAAGAAGGGCAACCCTATTCAGGATGCAGAGAAGGCAGTGTGGTATCTTAACAAGATGATTGATCTACTAAAGAAAACAAAGGGAGTAAATTGGTAATGAGTATTGAGATACATCCAGACATTGTAACGTACAAGGTAGAGACTTACGATGATGATGGTAAGATGACAACATCAACACAACAGATGTTCTTAACTGAGGGTGACTTAACTGACCACCTCTATCATTTCAAGTCCTTCCTACAGGGTGCAGGGTTTAACTACGTAGACAATGTGTATGCAGTCAAAAGTGATGGTAACGAGGTAGGTGAGGAATGATGAACTTTTATGAGTACCAGATTGGTGCGTTGAAGACAGCAGTATATCCTAAGACATATGCTGTATCCTATCCTGCCCTTGGTTTAGCTGAGGAAGCAGGTGAGGTAGCAGGTAAGATTGCTAAGATGATGCGTGATGAGATACCAATGCAGGATCAAAAGCAAGCTATTGCAACAGAGATGGGTGATGTACTGTGGATGTTAGCAGCACTAGCCCATGACTGTGGCCTGTCACTACAGACTATTGCAGAGATGAACGTAGAGAAACTAAAGAAACGACAACAGAATAATACACTACACGGAGAGGGTGACAACCGATGAGAAGCAACTACCTACCAACAGACTACCAGACTTTCATTGCTACTAGTCGGTATGCACGATGGCTTGAGGATGAGAACAGGCGAGAGACTTGGCCTGAGACAGTACAGCGATACATCAACTACATTGCTACCACTGGTCTACCCCCTAAAGACTTAGAGGAAATCGAAGAAGCTATCATCAACCTTGAAGTCATGCCTAGCATGAGAGCCTTGATGACAGCAGGGGTAGCAGCAGATCGTGACAACACCTGCATCTACAACTGTAGCTACCTGCCAGTAGACCACATCCGTGCCTTTGATGAGGCTATGTTCATTCTACTGTGTGGCACTGGTGTAGGTTTCAGCGTAGAACGTCAGTCTATTGCCAAGTTACCTGATGTACCTGATGCACTAGAAATTAGTGATGACATCATTGCAGTCAAGGACAGTAAGGAAGGCTGGGCTAGGGCATTGCATAAGCTACTGTCACACCTGTACTCAGGTGACATCCCTAAGTGGGACTTGTCTGCTATTCGTCCAGCAGGTGCGAGGCTCAAGACCTTTGGTGGTAGAGCCAGTGGACCAGAGCCATTGAATGACTTGTTTAACTTTGTGGTAGACAAGTTCAAGGCAGCAGCAGGACGTAAGCTTACCAGCATTGAGTGTCACGACATCATGTGCAAGATTGGTGAGGTTGTGGTAGTGGGTGGTGTACGCCGTTCAGCTATGATCAGTCTGTCTAACCTCAGTGATGGACGCATGGCACACGCTAAGTCAGGTCAGTGGTGGGAGAACGAGGGTCAACGTGCGTTGGCTAATAACTCTGTAGCCTACACAGACAAGCCTGACATGGAAGGTTTCATGCGTGAGTGGTTGTCCCTCGTTGAGTCTAAGTCTGGTGAACGTGGTATCTTCTCTCGCCCAGCAGCAGACAAGCACGTAGAGATGAATGGACGTAGAGAGACAGGACATGAGTGGGGTACTAACCCTTGTTCTGAGATTATCCTACGCCCTTACCAGTTCTGTAATCTAACAGAGGTTGTTGTACGTGAAACAGATGACTTAGAAAGTCTACGCCGTAAGGTACGCCTTGCCACTATCCTTGGTACAGCACAGTCTACCTTTACTAAGATGCCATACTTGCGTAAGATTTGGCAGAAGAATACAGAAGAAGAACGACTGCTTGGTGTATCACTGACAGGCATCATGGACAACCCTGTACTATCTAAGACTGTTGATAGCCCACGTTGGCTGCAAGAGTTGAAGGCACAGGCCATTGATGTCAACCGTGTCTACGCTGACAAGCTAGGTGTACCAGCTTCCGCTGCTATCACTTGCGTCAAACCATCTGGTACTGTATCTCAGCTAACTGACACAGCTTCTGGTATTCATGCACGGCATAGTGCTTACTACATCCGTACTGTACGTGGTGATAACAAAGACCCACTAACACAGTTTATGAAGGACAGTGGCATACCTGCTGAACCATGCGTGATGAAGCCTGACTCTACTACAGTGTTCAGCTTCCCTACTAAGTCACCATCTGGTGCTGTAACTCGCAACGACATGACTGCACTACAGCAGCTAGAGTTATGGAAGAATTACGCACTCAACTGGTGCGAACACAAACCATCAGTGACTATCACAGTCAAGGATGCAGAGTGGATGGCAGTGGGTGCATGGGTCTATGAGAACTTTGACATTTGTTCAGGTATCTCATTCCTACCTCACAGTGACCACACGTATGCACAAGCACCATATCAGGACATTGATGAAGAAACATATAATGACCTGAAGAAACAGATGCCTACTAGTATTGATTGGACTGCCTTATCAAACTACGAAAAAGTAGACACAACAAGTGGTAGTCAGACGTTAGCCTGTACTGCTGGTGCATGTGAACTCGTTGACATATAGTCTAAACTGTACCTATTAGCGAAAGTTAAAGAAAATGAAAGTACTTGGATATACACTAGGTATTACTACGGCTCTACTAAACGAACTTCAGGAACTTTATCCTAATAGGCTTCCACTTACACAAGTAACCTCTGAGGAATTAGCGTTTCTCAGAGGCCAACAGTCAGTAGTAAATAAGTTAAACGAATTATACAACGAAGAATATGAGGATTGAGACATGGGTGGACTATTTGCGCCAAAGATGCCGAAGCCCCTACCAGCACCAGCAAAGCCAGTGACAGCAGTAGCTAAAACTCCTGACATTGAATTGGAAGGTGATGAAGTAGGAATTGCAGGACAGAAAAAGAAGAAGGGTAAGAAAGCCCTACGTACAGATATGATTTCAGACATGGGAACACAGACAGGTAGTGCTGGTTCTGGTCTACAGATTCCTACAGGGGGGCAGTAACATGGGTGCTGTAAAGAAACCGTTGAAGAAACTTGAACGTGGTTTCAAGAAGCAAGTCCGAAAAGTGGGCTATGCTGTTCAAGGTGGTAAGGCAAAAGCACGTGGTGGTACACCTGCTGCACAGACTGCCGCACCTTCTACTGCTGCTGGCAGAGGAACAGAAGAAGAAATGGAAGCTGTAGTAGAGACAGAAGGCGTACAACGTAGGCGTAGAAAGAAGGGCAAGAAACAACTTGTCACACCAGCAGCAGCTATTGCAGTAGGTGGAGAGGGTTCTTCTGGCTTGAACATACCGAAGGGATAGGGCTATGGGTGCTTTAACATTTAACACAGGTGAGATGAAGAAACTCATGGGCAGAGATGCTGATGATGAACAAACCCCACGTGTGGAAGACCCTGAGGAACAGGCGATGATAGATGAAGAAGAAAGCATCTATAAGAAAAAGAAGAATACGTTAGCTATCCCACCCTACAGAGGTATTACTACC